CTCAGGCTGAGTCATTTGAACGTGAGCGCTTACAGTTTGAACGCGACGAGATGGAGTCGCAAAACAGGATAGCCGCCCTCAATGCAGCGGTCCAGCTTGAGCAGCAGCAGTCCCAGCAGCAGATGGCAGCGCTCCAGACAAGCGTTGGACTACTGACGAATATCATGTCCAACCCGTATGGATACTTTGCGGCCCAGCAGCTAGGCGGGATAGAAGGAATGATGGGTGGGGGAGCAGGTCAGACAGGGGTAGTACCCGGGCTAGCCGGGCTTGAAGGACTGGGATACCAGCAACCGGACGCCACTGCTGGTCAGGCAGTAGCACCACAAGAGTTCTTTGGTGGTTCTATCCCTACACTCGGTGCACTTCAGGGAGTATCAGAGCCTACTCTCAATTTACTGACAAGCCTT